GGTATTGCTGATGGAGAGATAGCAGTATTCAATTTGACTAATAAGGATATAAGGACTTCTGACAAGACTATTACAACTTCTCTTGGAGCAGATGATACTACAGTTCCAACAAGTAAAGCAGTAGCAGATGCCATATCTGCTAGTGGTGGGTATACAGACGAGAATGCTCAAGACGCAGTAGGGACAATTTTAACAGACACAACAACTATTGATTTTACATACACAGACGACACTCCTTCAATAAAGGCTGATGTTAAGAGTGCAAGTTTGACAACCTCTCACTTAGCAAGTGGGGTATTAGACACAGATTTAAGTTCTGTGAGTGCAAGCGATAATACATTGCCTAGTGCAAAGGCAACTAAGACCTATGTAGACAGCACAAAGTTTACTTGGAGAGGGGCTTGGGCTACTACAACTGCCTATGCAGTAAATGACACAGTCCAACAGGGTGGTAGTGGGTATGTTTGTGTAACAGCCCATACTTCAGGAACATTTGCAACAGATTTAAGTGCAGGAAAATGGAATCTATTAGTAGAAGGGTTACCAACTCCTAATCTAACAACCTCAACAACAACAAACTTGACAGGAGTAATAACAGGAAATGGAAGTGTATTGGCTTCTAAAACTAATCCATCAGGTGCTTTTGTAGGTACTACTGATACTCAGACATTAACTAGTAAGACCTTGACAAGCCCAGTAATTAATACGGGGGTAAGTGGAACAGCAATACTTGATGAGGACAATATGGCTTCCAATAGTGCAACTAAACTGGCAACACAACAGAGTATTAAAGCCTACGCAGATACGAAGATTGCTAAGGCACCAAATATAACCTCAATAGACGATACAGGAATAGCAGACGGTGAAGTAGCAATTTTTGACTTGACCAACAAAAAGATTAAGACTTCAGACAAGACACTTCCAACAGGAGCAATAGTAGGCACAACAGACACACAGACACTAACTAATAAGACAATAGATGGAAATAACAATACTCTAAAACATATTATTCCAGCAGGGAGTATTACTATGTATGGTGGTTCTTCTGCACCTAGTGGATATTTACTTTGTGATGGTAGTGCAGTAAGTAGAACAACTTATGCAGATTTATTTACAGCAATAGGGACAACTTATGGAACAGGTGATGGTTCAACAACCTTTAATGTTCCTAATGTAAAAGGTAAAGTACCAGTAGGTCGTGATAGTGGGGATACAAGTTTTGACACTTTAGGAGAAACAGGTGGGGCTAAAACTGTTACCCTAACATCAGCGCAGAGTGGACTACCTTCACATACTCACGATGTTGAGTATGCAGGAAACGGAAAATATCCTGTTCTAAATGGAGGGGGAAGTGATTATAATTTAACTTGGGGGACTTCTGGTAATAGTTCACCAGAGTTAAGGGCAAAATCTAATACAGCAGCAAATGCTTCAGAATCACATACAAATCTCCAGCCTTATATAGTATTGAACTACATAATTAAAACATAGAAGTTGAAGAAGTTATAATTTATGAACAACACCAAACTAAAAACAGTATTGATATTTTTAGGAGGAGTAATAACAACTCTTTTGATAGAGTATATGTTGAGATGGCAAATTATGGTTATTTTAATTTATTGGTTTTTTAAATAAAATGGCAACAATAGTTGATAGTTATAGCGAGAGTAATATCAATTATGATAGTCCTATTTCTACTGCTACATATACTAGGACTAGGGATAATAACATTTGCTAATTTATATATGGCACAAATAAACCCAACACAAGATTATGATGCAATACATACACTAACATTCTCTAGTGCTAGTGGGACTTGCAAAATAAGGCTATACAGAGGGTCTAGTAGTGCCTATACAGGGACAGTCTATTACAGGGCAGGGACTTCAGGGGCTTGGACTTCACTTTCTGTCTCAGGAGATTCAACAACCTTTAATGTAACCTCAACAACGATGCAGGTTGCCCATGATTGGAACAAAAGTGGAAATAACTACATGACCCCATCCTTTTATAATCAAACTACCAATTTAACGGACATAAGTATTTCTCAAAAAGCAGTATTAAGTGGAACGGTAGGGAATTCTTTTATGTATTACTACGCTCGTGGTTGTAGTAGTTTAACAAGTTTGTCAGTACCAGACACTTCAGGGCTTACTAGTGTAGGGAATTCTTTTATGGATAACTACGCTCGTGGTTGTAGTAAGTTAACAAGTTTGCCAGTTCCAGACACCTCGGGGCTTACTAGTGTAGGGGATTATTTTATGTATTCCTATGCTCGTGATTGTAGTAGTTTAACTTCCTTGTCAGTTCCAGATACCTCGGGTATTACTAGTGTAGGAGATTATTTTATGGGTCTCTATGCTTATCGTTGTACCAGTTTAACCTCCCTAATACTTCCTGCTGTAGGTTGGTTTGCAACACATGATATAAATTGGTCTGTACCTAGTGGTAGGCTTGGTTACTTAAAAGGTTATGCAAATAATGTAACAGACAGAGATAATTGGAGAGCATTAACAACTAGCACATCGCCTAATACTTTGTATATCAACTATATAAGAAGTGCTGATGATGTGATACTACCACAGACACCTGTGGTGGGAGAGAAATACGCATTGCCTCCGTTTAGAAGGGCTTAATGGTATAATTATATATGAAGAGGGTATAGGGGATATGCTTTAGTTTAGTATAGGATTTATGGCTAGAAGTAAAAGAGTTATCCAAAAATATATTGATTTTAGTGGGGGTTATCAGACCTTCACTTCACCGTTACTTTTACAGGTAAACGAATCGCCCTTTTTATACAATGTAGATATAAGCCGACCTGGTAAATTACAAAAGGCTAATGGATTTGCACAGCTTGGAAGTGGTGTAGGAAGTGGGGCTAATAGGGGAGTATATGCCTGGAATAAAGAGAATGGGACTAATGAGTTGTATCAAGTATATGGGAGTGATTTATACAAGTATCTTGGTAGTGCTAGTGGCTTTGTCTCAATAGGGAGTGGCTTTGGAACAGGTACAGCACCAGTAGAATGGGGAGTATCTTTTATCAATACAGGTACAGGAGTAGGTACAGGAGCAGCAACTTTCCTAGAAAGACTTTACATAACTCAAGGAATAGAGGGTGAGGTTAAGTATACCGATGGTACTAGCATGGGGACTTTGGCTAGTGTGTATGCTAAACATTTAGAAGTATACAAAGGTAGATTGTATCTAGGGAATGTTAAGAATGGTACTAAGACCTATCCATCCAGGGTGATATTTAGTGATGTAAGTAAAGACAGCTTCCCTACTAATAACTTCTTTGATGATATTGGAGAGGCTATTATAGGGCTTAAAGAATACAGCGGGGCTTTGTTTGTATTTACACAAAACAAGGTCGCAGCATGGGATGAGTACTCACTAAGAGTTATTAACACAAACGGAGGTACTACTAACAAGGAAACAGTACAAGTAACTGAAGGTAAAATGCTTTGGTATAACCGAGGTGGAGTTTACATGTACGCAGGTGGAACCGAGGGTACACTTATATCAAGACCAGTAGAGGATTGGCTTAATGTGGTTGTAAATGCAGAAGAAGTAACAGGTGGACTAGATTCTAGGGGTAGGTATTGTCTATATATTGGAGATGTTACCTATGCTGGAACTTCTTACTCTGATGTTGTTTTACGATACGATGTTTTACTTAATGCTTGGGATGTTCTAATTACAAGACCATTCAAATATTGGACAAGAAATAAGGCTGGTGGTGTTTATGAAGTCTATACAACCAATCCTGATGGACAAGAGGTATGGCAGATTGACCTGGGTTATGCTCTAAATGGTTCGGCACAAGGGAGTGTGTATCAAACCCCTAAGTTATTTGGATCGCCTGAGAATGTAGAAGATATCAAGAATGCCTACGAGATACAGGTTGTATACAAGCCTTCTAATGCGAGTGAGTATTTAACAGCTCAGTACAGAATAGGGGGAACAGGTGACTGGAGTGCTATTGAGGGTTCTTCTAACAATGTGAGCCTATCAGGTACTGATGAGATTAAGGTAGAAAGATTGATACTACCACCTAAGGCTGCTGGTAAGTTTGTAGAGTTAAAGCTAAGCCATAGCTCAAGTGGGGCTGGGTTTAACCTTTATGGATTAAATCTAATTTATGATGTAGAAGCAAAGGAGAATCACCAATGATTACTACACAAACAGCAGAAGATGTTAGAAACCAATTAGGGGCTTTTTTAACCAAGCCCTTACAGATTACTTCTGGAACACTAAGTACACAACAAACAAGCTCGGTAACTTCGGTTGGCGAGGGTGGAGTACAAGGGAAGTGGACTTTTGGACCTAATGGACAGATTATAGTCAATGACGGTACAAATGATAGGGTTTTAATTGGTAAACTAAGCTAATGTCAATATCAGGAGTTAAAGTAAGCCGAATAGGTTATGATGTTAATACTGCAAGTGATAAACAACTAGCCTTCTCTAGTGAATGGCCCTTACTACCCATTGAAGCAGAAGGAGATATAACAATAAGTCCTCCCGTTGGTGGCCCTGGAATGGTTACTCAGGATATATTTACTCATAACTTAGGATACGAGCCAGTCTTTTATGTACAAAGAACTGATGGGGGAAACTTCTGGCCTGGCTGGTGTTGGATAAATAATAGCAAACTCTGGTTTAGTGGTTATGTATCAACAGATATAAATATTAAATGGAAGATATTTAGAAGACCTCTAAAGACAAACTATACTTCTGTAAATATAAATACCACAGATGCAACCCATGTGATTGATAAAGATTATGGTATATATATATCAAGACCTGGAAAAGATGTTAGTTCTACTGATAAAAGGGATTTTTGTATAAGAAGTGATGTACGACAACTTATGATTGCTCAATCAGGATATACAACAACCCCTGTATCTCAAAAGACGGTAACTCATAACCTAGGAT